GGGGACGCAATTGCTCCTAGCCGTGCTGTCTAAACTCGGCATGACGCCAGTTGACCGGGCAAAGGTTACGGTAGTGAAGCGGCAGACAGCGGTTGACCCGTCGGAAAGTTACTTTGCGGGAACTCGACCCAACTAAATCCTATGCGTTGGATGTGGTTTCCGGCAAGGAAGTAGCCGGGCCGCTTGTGCGGTTGGCGTGTGAGAGGCACTTGCGGGACTTGGTTGACGGGCCATCGCGCGGGCTGAAGTGGGATCAATCCGCAGCGGACCATGCACTAGGATACTTCGCTAACGTCCTGCGGCTGGCTGGTGGGGAGCACGAGGGCAAGCCGTTTGTCTTGCATCCTTCCCAACAGTTCATCATCGGCTCACTGTTTGGGTGGAAGTCTGCTGATGGGTTCAGGCGCTTCCGTGTTGCTTATATAGAGCAGGGCAAAGGAAACGGCAAGACGCCATTAGCCGCTGGCATCGGGTTGTATATGCTGACGGCCGACAAGGAGCCACGCGCGGAAATCTATGCGGCGGCAACCGATCAGGATCAAGCGAAGATTCTCTTTCGTGATGCCGTGGCGATGGTGGATCAGTCGAAGGCACTTGATTCACGGATACAGCGCAGTGGCGGGAAGGGCCGGGAATGGAACCTGGCCTATCTGGCCACTGGATCATTTTTCAGGCCGATTAGCTCAGAGCACGTTGGCGGGCGTGGGAAGAGTGGATTTAGGCCGCACTGCGCACTGTTGGATGAAGTTCACGAGCATCCGAGCGCGGCGATGGTTGAATTCATGCGCGCTGGCACGAAGGGGCGCCGGCAAGCACTGATTCTGATGATTACGAATGCTGGCGTGTACGATCCTAACGCCGTAGCATTCCACTACCACGAGTATTCGTCCAACATCCTGAATCAGCAGATAGACAATGACAGTTTCTTTGCTTACGTGTGCGGGCTGGACAAGGGCGACGACTGGAAAGACCCGGCAGTCTGGCGGAAAACTAATCCGCTGCTGAGCGTCTCGATTTCTGAGAAGTACCTTCAGGAACAGGTACTCGAAGCCGTGGGGATGCCGAGCAAGCAGAGCATTGTACGGCGCTTGAGTTTTTGCGAATGGGTGGAAAGTTCAGATCCATTCGTTGAGCCGGAAGTGTGGAATGCCAATGCCGGAAAGGTTCCCGCAGATCAACTGGCCGGGCTGACGTGCTACGGCGGGCTTGACTTGTCCGGCAAGAATGATTTGACGGCGCTTCAGCTTGTTTTCCCGCTGGATGATGGCAGCAAGGCTGTGCTGCCGTTCTTCTGGACCCCGGGGGAAGGCGTAAGGCAGCGCGCGGACCGCGATGGAGCTCCTTACGAGCGATGGATCAGGGAAGGCCACATCATCGCCAAGCCCGGCACCACGATTGACTACGGCTGGATTGCTCACAAGCTGGGCGAATTGTCAGGGATCTATCGAATTGAGGCCGTAGCCTTTGACCGTTGGCGCATTGATGACCTGAAGCGCGAACTTGAGGACTTGGGCATCGGTGCATGGATTTACAACCGGGACAACGATAATGGCGGAATTTGCCTGGTGGAGCATGGGCAGGGCTACAAAGACATGAGCCCGGCTGTTGAGGCCTTGGAAGATGACCTCAAGGAAGTTCGACTGCGGCATGGAGGGCATCCTGTGCTGAGTTGGTGCGTGGCTAATGCCAAGGTTGTCTCCGATCCGGCCGGGCTGAGGAAGTTTGACAAGCGAAAGGCAACAGGAAGGATCGACGGGGCGGTGGCTCTGGCGATGGCTTCAAATCTGAGCGTGTTTTTCCACGATGATAAGACCGTATCCTACTCGGAAGTCAGAAGCGTCGCCTAATGTTTGAAAAAACCATTGCCAAACTGAAAAGATGGTTCCCAGCGGAACCGCCCTTGACGGAACTCCAGCTAAAGTCCATCACGTTCGATCCTACGAATGTCTCCTGGTACGCGCAGAACGGATACAGGGAACTCTACACGCTGCTGGGAGGCGGGACGGCCTCATGGTCCGGTGAAACCGTAAGCCGGGCATCGGCACTGAGCCATTCGGCAGTCTTTGCCTGCAACCGGATTATCAGCGAGTCGATTGGTTCGCTGCCCGCGGTGCTCATGCTCCACAAGGGCAATCAGAAGACGCCGGCAACGGATCATCCTATGTACGGCGCGATGAAAAACGCGCCGAGCGATGAAATAACAGCCCAGGTCTTCCGAGAACTGTTCATCAGCCACACGCTCCTACAGGGTAATGCCTATGCGCGAATCTCTCGGCGCACGGGTACTGGCACGGCATTGGAACTGTACCCGCTGGACCCGGATTCAGTGCTGCCGGACCGGGAAAAGACTGGAGCGAAGCGGCTGGTTTATGTCGTAAAGGAACAAAATCAGCCGGATAAGACTTATACGGTTAATTCGGGCAAGCCGCACGACATATTCCATCTTCGCGGGCTGGGCTGGGACGGGATTCGTGGCTATTCAGTGATTCAGATGGGATGCCAGTCCATTGGCTCGGCACTGGCAGCGGAACGCAATACGGCGGCATTCTGGGCCAACGGCGGGCGTATCCCGTACCTGCTGGAGATGGCCGGCCGATTTAAGAATCAAGAAGACTTTGACAAGTTCCGGGCAAACTGGGAAAAAGTCTACTCCGTACCGAACCGGGCTCCGATTCTTGAGAATGACATCAAGTACAAGCAGATCGGCTTGAGCATGGAAGATGCCCAGGCGCTTGAAACGCGGCAGTGGACCGTCTCGGAAATCTGTCGATGGTTCAATGTCAGCCCGCATCTTGCTCAGGATCATTCGCGGTCTACTTTCTCGAATATCGAGCAGCTTGCCCTGGACTTCGTGAAGTTCACGCTGACGCCGCACATGGTCAGAATGGAGCAGGATTTCTGGCGCTGCGTTCTTACGCCGGAAGAAAAAGAGGCTGGCTACTATCTCAAGTTGAATGCCAATGCGTTCCTGCGCGGGGACTTCAAGACGCGCATGGATGGATTCGCCAGCGCGCTCCAGAATGGCCACTTGAACATTGATGAGGTGCGCGAGTTGGAAGATCGCAACCCGCTGCCCGAGGGCAATGGTGAAGAGTATCACATTCAATTGAATATGCAGACGCTGGGTGAGCCGGTGCAGCCTACGGTAGTCAGTCCGCGAACGAAGCCGCAAGGGGGCAACGAAGATGAATGAGCGAATGACGTTTCCGCTGGAGTTGAAGGAACTCTCCGAAAACGGAGAGTTTATCGGGATAGCCAGTCCATACGGCATCAAGGATTTGGGCGATGACATCGTTGAGCGCGGCGCCTTTACCAAGTCCATCGCGGAACGTGGCAATAAGGTCCGGCTGCTGGACTCGCACCAGACCCGCATTGGCATCGCGGAAGTGAGCGAGTCCCAGACTGGCTTGATGGCCAAAGGCCGAATCAACCTTGACAAGCAGATTGGCCGCGATGCTTACAGCGACCTGAAGTTCTATCAGAGTGCCGGGCAACCGATGGGCCTGTCGATTGGATTCCAGACCGTGAAATCCGATATCGGGGACAAAGGCGTCCGGTTGCTGAAAGAGTTGAAGCTGTTTGAAATCTCCGTAACCGAGATTCCCATGAATGAGTCGGCACTGGTTACTGCGGTGAAGGATGCGCGCTTCGAGTTTGCTGATATCGCGGAGGAAATGAAGGCTGCGCGAATTGAAAAGAAAGCCGGCCGCAAGATCAGTGCCGAAAGCCGCCGCAAGTTGGAAGCGGCGATGAAAGAGATTATGGCACTCCTGGAAGACGAAGCCGCCGACAACGGCACTTCGGATGAGGGAGCCGCCGAGAAGGCAATCGAGCCGGAGGCCCTCCACTCGGTTGCTACCACACTGAGGGAACTCAGAGCTTTAATCCCAGGAGGGAACGCAAATGGAAATTAAGGAACTTCAGGGCCAGTTAACGGCTCTGCAAACTGAACTCAAGGGTTACTTCGCCAAGGCCGAGGAAGAGAAGAAGTCCTACGGCACGATCACGGAGGAACTCAAGAGCAAAATCGACGCGCTGCAAAAGCAGACGGACGGAATCGACAAGCTGCTGGCGGAGAAGTCCAACACCGGGACGAAGGAAGTCTCGCTGGAGGAGTCGCTGTCTCAGGATGAGGGACTAAAGCGGCTGTTGCGCGACAAGTCCGGCTCACACGTCCTGAATCTCACTGGCAAGCAGGTCCATCAGCTCATGGAGCGCAAGACGGCCATCGAGTCCTCGGCTGTCGGCTCTGCCACGACTGGCGTGCTGCAGATTGACCGCACGCCCGGAATCGTTCTGGAAGCTCGGCAGAATCTCACGATTCGCAGCCTGCTGAGCTCGCGGCCCACCACCATGCAGACCTTGGATTTCGTCAAGGTCAACTCCCCGCTGACTACCGCCTCGCCGCAGATCGAGACGCACACAAAGAAGGAAAACGCAGTTACGTTCACTACGGATTCCGAGAAGGTGCGCACTCTGGCGACGTGGATTCCTGCCTCCCGGCAGATTCTCGACGACTTCGGCGAGTTGATGGGCTTTCTGCAAACCGGGCTGGCCTATTACGTCGATCTGGCCGAAGAGCAGCAGTTGCTCACCGGCTCCGGCGCGGGAGAAGACCTGAACGGCCTGATTACCCAGGCGACTTCGTTCAACACTGCCCTGCTCCCGGCGAGCGGTTCCTATACCCCGCTGGACTACATCCTGCGGGCACAGCAGCAGATTGCAGTTGCGAAGGAACTCGGCGCCACGTTCATCGTGTTGCATCCGACGAACTTCTACAACCTGCTGGCGCAGAAGGACACGCAGGGCCGATACCTGATCGGCAATCCGGGCTCGGCGCCGGGCGTCAATAACCTCTGGGGCTTGACTCCCGTGGTTACAACGTCGATTGCTTCCGGCACGTTCCTGGTGGGCTCCGGCTCGCCGGCGGCCGCCGAGATCAGGGACCGCATGGGAATGCAGGTGGAGATTTCCACGCAGCATTCTACCTACTTCACCGAGAACATGATTGCAATCCGGGCTGAGAAGCGTCTGGCCCTGGTTGTGTACCGTCCGGGCAGCTACATTACCGGCACATTGACCACCAGCCCCGCCTAGTAGTGGCGGCGACAATGGGGGGCTGGCTTGCTCCGGTCCCCCATTCCCAATCCTATGAGATTAATTACAGACAGAGCACTGACATTCGCCGGGACGATGTACTCCCCCGGCTCAGCGTTTGACTGTCCGGACCACCAGGCGGCGGAAATGCTCAAGCGGCCCGGCATACGGCGCGCCGATCCCCCCAAGGTATTCTACGAAACGAAGCCTGCGCGCCTTGAGCAGCCGGAGGTGAGGCCCGAAGTGGCCGCGCCCTTTCGTAACGTGCCTGTGCCTGACGAGAAATCGCCGCGATTGGTTGCCGAGGGCGTTGCAGTGCTGGCAAGGCCAAACGTACCAGAACCGGGAGCTGCTGATCGTATCCGACGGGCAGGACGTTCGAGATTTGGTCCCGGACGATGACCGCATCCGCCTAATTCACATTGAGGAAGGCTACACCATCGGCCAGAAGCGGAACTTCGGTTGCGAGCAGGCATGCGGGGAAGTAATCGCTCATTGGGATGACGATGACTGGTATGCACCGGATCGGCTCACCCAGCAGATTCAGCGGATGCAGGAAACGGGCAAGGCCGTAACGGGGTATTCGTCGATCATCTTCGAGGGCGACACTGGCCGATGGAAATATCTCGGTCATGGAGCTTATGCGGTAGGCACTTCGCTGGTTTATCGCAAGGAGTTCTGGGAGCGCCATAAGTTCCCCGCGAAGATGATTGGGGAGGACGGCGACTTTGTGCGCGAGGCCAGCCAAGCCAGGGAATTAGCAGCGTGCGATGGTGGGGAAATGATTATTGCGTCGATTCATCCCGGCAACACCAGCAAGCGACAATTGACAGGAAGTCAGTGGGAGAAACTGTGAAGTTGAATCTAGGGGCGTGCGACAGAAACCTCCCCGGATTCCTGTCTGTGGATATTGCCCCGCCAGCGGACATCATCGCGGACCTGTCGCAGCCCTGGCCGTGGCCAGATAGCAGCGTCAGTGAAGTGGCGGCATACGATGTGATTGAGCACATCGCTGACCGCACTCACTTTATGAATGAATTGCACCGCGTACTGGCTCCGGGCGGTTGCGCGATTATCGAAACGCCAAATGCCAGCCGCGGCGCAGGCTACTTTCAGGATCCAACGCACAAGGCGCCGTGGTGCATGAACTCATTCCAGTATTTCGAGGATGGCAGTTTCGCGCAGCGCCGGCTGGCTAAGTCCTACGGGATAACTGCACGGTTCAAGATCGTTTCCCTCGGCGAGCACGAGTATCAGGACGTGCATGAAAAGGTGTGGAAGATCACGGCGGTACTTCAGGCGGTGAAATAAATGCACGGCAGTTCGATGGATGAGGCGCGGGAGTTCAAGAATACCTATCTGCCTGATGATGTGGTACTGCGCATCGCAGAC